CGTCAGCGCGAAGAGTTTCATTTTCAGCTTTCGCATCAGCTAACTCCTTCGTGTATTTTGCATCGAGCGCAGCAACATCACGCTGACGCATCTGCATGTCAGTAATTGCCGCGTTCGCCAGCTTCAGTTCTCTGACATTTTTGTCGCGCTGGGCTTTGTAGGTAATGGCGTTATCACGGTAATGATTCAGCCCCAGACTAAGCGCACCACAGGCCACCAGCAGGGCAATGATGACCACGCACAGTACGCGGTTCATTTCACCACCAGCGTATCTGACCGATGAAATAACCGGAGGCCATAATCACAAACACCAGCCAGATAAGAATGAACTTCCAGGTGGATAATTTTTCAGCCATCACTCGAATCTCCCGAATCAGTTTGCTAAAATCAAACACACTTTCTCCTTTGACTTTTCCGGAGTCAGGAAACACAAAACCCCGCTTGGTGCCAACAAACGGGGTTTTTACTTTTATTCACTTACGTTTCGCCAGTTCGCAGGATTTCATGTTATCCGCCCGCGTGGCCATGCCTTATTTTTCAGCAAAATATTCTGCTTATCTGTCGATTCCCCAGCACGCCAGCGCGCTCTCCTGGTCACGACGGGATACCTGACCATAACAGTTATTTGAGCGGATACGGCAGTCTCTGCCACCGTCCTTAATCCACCAGCGAATCGCCTCACACGCTCCCCTGCGATCACCTGCATTAATTCGTTTATAAAACGTCGACGGGAAACACTTACCGGGACCAATGTTGTACGGACAGAATGACGCGATCCCCGCTTTCTGGGGTTCGCTCAATGGCACTTTGATGTTTTTCTCCACCCATGCCAGCGCCTTATCACGCTCAATGGCGTTAACCCGGTCGCATTTTTCCTTCGACAACTTCATGCCCGGAACGACAGGTTTGCCATCCACCAGGATGGCACCGCGGCAGATGGTCCAGATACCCGCGCCATCACGGTATGCCGTGGTGTGGTTACCTTCCTTTTCATCCAGAAACTGGTCGAGAATGTCAGGCGCAGGCGCACCAGCGGCAATCAGCGCCAGAACGGCAGCCGACAGGCCGTATCTGATTTTGGTGTTCATGGATATTTATCAGGATTTATCGGTTTCTGAGCCCTGGATATGTTTATCAGTTCCAGCCTGTTGCCTCAGGCTGCTAACAGGTCAATACAATCATGAGGATTATTTATGGACAATAACACCATTTCTCTACAGGAGTTGCTCGACAGCATTTCCAGGCTTCGGGAAGACGTGAATACCCTTACCGTCGCCTTCTCATATCTGGCATTCTCAATTCCAAGGGAACAGATGCAATCAACGCTGGCATCAATCCAGTTTGAATCATGCAATCCCAAATGGTCTCAGGAACAACAAGACTCTTTCAGGCGGCTTGCTGTATTACTGGATGAAAAATATGCTGGTAAAATTACCATTTCGGCGGACTCTTCAGAGAACCCGTAATTATTCCCGGTAGTTTTCCTCTGTAGGTTATCAACACATCCTGCGCCTCTAAAATTACGGGGCGCTTTTCCGGCGACTGCTCATCCCCTTCACATAACCCGGCAGCAACATCCAGGAAGACCTGTCTGATGCTCCTTCTGGCTGCTGCCTCATAAAACTCCAGCGCGGCACCTTCAACACGGTCCAGCGAGATGTCCAGGTCAAAAATTTCACCGTCAAAGCGTTTTTTGTCCCGTAACGCTAAAGTTACCGTAACTTTATTCTCAAAATTGCGGATCCCTTTCACAATCAGTTCATAGTTTTGAGTCATTGAATTACTCTCCCCGTGCAGCCTTACGACGGTCCTCTCTGATTTTGAAATACAGGTTAGTCAGATATGTCAGCAGCCCAAACAGCAGACTCCCCAGCACGCCTATTGCCGCCCACTGAGACGGGGAAACCCTGTCCAGCAACTGCAGGAACCAGTAGCCCGTTCCCACCGCTGACGTGGTGTATGACACACCTGTTGTGATTTTTTCCATCTGGTACATACCCCGTCTCCCGTTATCCGGAAGCTGACAACAATAAAAAAGCCACCAGTTAACTACTGATGGCTCTGATAACTCATGCAAGCGTCTCAGACGATCCACTGACACTACCGGTGAGTTTAACGATACCTTCCATTTGACTGGCTCACTTTTTATGATGATGCCGGTGCATTTATCTCCAGCACCAGACTTTCTATCTCAACGCCATACGTTGCATTTTTGGTAATATCCGTCAGCGTCAGTGCATTTAGTCCCACTGCCAGACTGTCTTTTATGGCCTGGAATGCCGGGCCAGCCACTCCATTCAGTTTCGGAGTAACCGTGGCACTGCCGGCGGTGAACACCAGCTCCAGCGTCTGCCAGTCGTTACTGTAATTCCCGAACTCGCCCAACTTTGTGTTTCCTGCTTTCTTGTGATGCATCAGATTCAGTTTGCCGTCTGTGGTTTGGGTGAAGAACGACATCAGGAACGGGTTACCAGTCCCGGTCATCGCCACGACGTCAGGTAACGCTACATCGGTATACAGATAAATTCCCAGACCGAACTGGTTGTTGGTCAGTGCGCCTGACAGTCGAAACTTACAGCTCAGTCTGCCACCCCGTGTCAGCAGGGAGACTGCGTCATCCACCGGGCGCGTCAGGGACCAGGCTTTATTGCTCTGCTTGGCGATCTTAAATACACCACCCGACAACTGAATTCCGCCGTCCTTAATGCTCCAGCCCTGCGCAGCAGCATCTCCGGCTGTCGGCAACAGGGAGATTGTGCGTACGGATGCATCTTCAGACGGCCCCGATGGCGTGTCGCCGCCGGGCGAGGGTTTGATTTCCGGTGCCTTACCACTAATGAAGGCTAAGGTGCGACCGGCTACGTTCAGAATAGCAGTTGCCATACGATCGGGAATAATGCCACGACGCGCCCATGAGCTGAAATGCGTCGGGCGATTTGATGATACCCAGTTTTTGTTCGTTCGGGATGCCGAACCGTAATAACCAGACCCGGCAATAGCAGGATCTTCTGACGGGTTGTTTGTCGGTGTATTAACTCCGCTACCATCGGTCATAAAGGGAACAAAATAAATCTGCTGGGATTCTTTACCTTTATATGCACCATATACCACTTCATATTGCGTACCGTGTTCTTGTTTCCACGCGTATGTCGTGTCGCCACAAATCCAGGGGACTGATGCCGGACTTCCACCGTGACACTGCGCCGCCAGCCCGGCAAGGTCAGCACGGAACTGCTGTACCATTGCAAGAAATGCTGCTGGCTGCTGGGCGTAACTGGCATTCGTCATATCGAATTCCCCCTGCATCCAGCATATCGCCAGCAAAACGTTTTTCGGGTTTTTCTGCAATGCTGCCTTCGTGCGGAAAAGCAGATCCTGATATAACGGCTTACCCACTCCCCAGCGAGCCGAATCCTGACTGGCTCCCGTGGACTCGCTGAATGTCCCCTCCGTGCCCTGGGTGAATGCCGAACCACCACGACAGCATGGTACCAGCAGGATCCCCGCATTATTAGGGATATACGGAAGCAGTTTTTTGGCAATATGTAAGCCCTGTCCGACACAGCCGTACTGCCCTTTGCTCAGGTCAGCCCGGGGATGGTTAATCGTACTCATATCCTGAACATCATGCAGACAATGGTCAGCAGGAATGATGTCGTTAAATACGCATACTTCACCACCGGGAGTCACTGTGTTACGACGGGCCAGTTGCTTAATGCGCGGATGGGGCGCATCGTATGAATCCGGAAGCGGAAGCCCTTCACCGTAAGCCATGGCATTGGATTGCCCGGCCAGTACGATGACGTAGTACCACTCCGGCTCAGTTGCACCACTGACGACCACATCACCTTCTGCTGCAATCGCCTGCATCAGGGTATAAGGGGTTATGGCCACCGGACTACCAAACGGCTGCCAGCCCTCCTTCAGTTTTTGTGTCAGTCGTTTCGCAAGGTCTGACGGCGATGCCGCCCTGACCACGTCATAGTGTTTAAATGCCATGAATCCTCCCGGGCGGGATAATGTTGTGAGTCAGATAAGGAGCAGGCTGAAGTCCGGAAGTTACAGGACAATGGCAGAAGGGAGACTACAGCCCGCAATTCGAAAAAGACCGCGCAGTTGCGCAGAGTGATTACTATGGGGTATTATTCGCCAGCTGAAATATTACTTCACGTTTTATTGTTTATTCCTTGCCGCCCGCGTCTCCCAGCGCGGGCTTTTTTTGTCCATAAGAAAGCCCCTCCGGAGAGGGGCTAAAGCCGCGTATCTGTATCATCATGCACATGGTGCCGGGTGCCTCCCGGTGAGTTCAGCCCGGTGCCACTAAACCCGCGTCATTCTCGTTTTGATAATCAGAGATTATACCGTCACCAGTCGCCCCTCCGCTCAGGGGGATTCACCATGCGAAATTTTTTTAACAAATGCCCAGTCTGACAGGCAACTGTCAACTTACTGAATTGTGAGCAACATAGCATTTAACGGGGAACCTGTTTTCTGCAGTAAAAAGGCCCACCGGAGCGGATGGGCCTGGAAGGATAGCGGTCATGTGATGCCGGTTTCCCGGTAACTCAGCACCGGTATCTGAGTCAACGTTTTCTCTACTGGGTCATTTCCGATACGCCCTGCCTGCTGACAGGCTTTCATCACATCTGAAAATATAGCACCCTGACTGATACTGTAGTACCTAAGGTTCCAGAAACTGTGATGTATCCGGCACAGAAAAGCCCCTCCGGAGAGGGGCTGGAGAGTGGCGCTATGTGCCATTGCATGGTGCCGGGTGCCTCCCGGTGAATTCAGTACCAGCACCTGAATCCGCGATTATCCCATATACCTACTCGCTGATTGCCCCTCCGCACAGGGGGATTCACCATGCCAGTTTCTTTTAACAAACTCCCCGCAAACCAGACAACAGTCAACCGCCTGAATTGTGAGACATTTAAAAAAAAGCCCGCAAAAGCGAGCCAGGGAAAATAAGTGTGGCGCGTTGTACTGGATTCGAACCAGTGACCGATTGCTTAGAAGGCAATTGCTCTGTCCGGCTGAGCTAACAACGCAGGATACAGATAATGGACCGCCTTCGGGGACCCGAACTCCGCGCAACCAGCTTCGAAGGCTGGCGCTCTTTCCTGATGAGCTAATGGCGGTATGTGATGGTGGCCCTTGCTGGATTTGAACCAGCGACCTGGCGATTATGAGTCGCTCGCTCTCACCACTGAGCTAAAGGGCCGGGAGCAGAATAATAATGGTGCGTAATTAATTCTGCAATCTCATCCGTTTCAAACGATTAAATCCTGAACTTCCCTGACTGTCTGCTCAAAACGTCCGGTCTCCAGTTCAACGCCAATCGCACGACGCCCGAGCGCCAGTGCAGCTTTTACCGTTGAACCTGAGCCCATAAAAAAATCTGCAACCAGGTCACCCGGACGACTGCTTGCGCTGATTATCTGCTGCAGCATTTCTGCCGGTTTTTCGCACGGATGTTTCCCGGGATAGAACTGCACCGGTTTATGTGTCCACACATCCGTGTACGGCACCTGCGCCGTCACACCAAAATACCGCCGCAGATGCTTATATTCACTCTGCAGCTCCACATACTGCCGGTTCAGTGACGTATACGTATCCACCAGCTGGTGGTGGGGCTTTTCCAGTTCTCCCCGCTGATGTTTCTCTTCTGCCACCCGGGCAAACAGCGACTGTAATTTCAGATAATCGCTTTCGTTCGGTAGCTGCCACTGACTGGCACTGAACCAGTGCGACACCATGTTTTTCTTTCCTGTGGCATCTGCAATCTGTTTTGCCGTTATCCCCAGGGCCGCGCGCGCATCACGAAAGTAAGAAATCAGCGGGGCCATCACATGCTGTTTCAGTGCACTGCCCTTCGCCGCATACCCGGCATCTTTCGGACGATACGGCCCCTGATAATGTTCCGCGAACAGAATGCGCTCTGTGGCGGGGAAATACGCCCGCAGGCTTTCCTTGTTGCATCCGTTCCAGCGTCCGGACGGCTTCGCCCAGATAATATGGTTCAGCACACTGAAGCGTTCACGCATCATGATTTCGATATCAGATGCCAGGCGATGACCACAGAACAGGTAAAGACTTCCGGCAGGTTTCAGCACCCGCCAGAACTGCGCCAGACACTGGTCCAGCCACTTCAGGTAATCATCGTCGCCCTTCCACTGGTTATCCCAGCCCTCGGGCTTCACTTTAAAGTACGGCGGGTCCGTGACTATCAGGTCAACAGAATTTTCGGGTAACGACCGGATAAATTCCAGGCAGTCGGCGTTGATTAACTCACAACTGGATATTTTTACAGTGTTAAGCATGGATCATTAAGCCTGTCTCTGATAGGCTCATTCTGCTTTTGCGCAAAGCAGATGGGCCTGAGGTTTGCTTGTGACCCCAACGCATGAGCAGATGGCTGGCAGGTGCCGCTAACACCCACCAGCCGCCCATTACCACAAATAAAAAAGCCTTCAGGGCTGAAGGCGTCTGTAACAACCGAACTGATAATCTGCCAGACCCGCCATAACAAGCTGAGTCAGTATTAACTGGCAGCGTTCACGTGAAAGGTAAGTATTCTGCGCAATCTCCCCGACGGTCGCCGGTTCGGTGACGCTTAATTCATTAAACACCACTCTGGCGGTTTCGGTCATATCCTGCTGTTTTAGCATGTCTTTTCCTTTTCCGGTTAACGTGACACACCAATAACTCTTGTCGAAAAAGCCAGCAAGCTGAAAGACCCGTATTCGCAACCACCAGCGCGTTTACTGTACTGACGCGATTTCAGTCATAAAAAACCCGCCAGGCGGCGGGGTGTAAAAAATCTTCTAACGTCAGGCATAAAACGCCCATCGTTAGAGCAAATTTACCACAGATTCGGGAAAAATCAACAACACTATCGCGTTACCCTCTTTAACTGCCGCTCCGCCCATGCCTCTTCAATGTCAAACCGAACCACCAACGTATCGTAAAAGCGTTTCACTGATTTTTTCCACGTATCAAGCGTGATAGCACTCGTCACTTTGCGTATGGCATTAAATGCCTCCGTTGATGGTAGTCTTTCACAGCCACGACCACCACAACGCTGGCAGTCTCTGATAACAGGCATACCACGTTTTACCGACTCTTCACGATGAATGGCAACACCACGCCCACGACAGTCTTTACAGGCAGTGGAAATCTCCCCCTTCCCTTTACATTCAGGACAAGACACTTTCACCACCTCCCGATTTTTTTTCCATTCTTCCCAGTAAGACGGATACACACCTTTCGTACACTTTGCCCATACCGGCGGCTTACCATCCGGATACTGGACCTTGTTTGTAAAAACTACGCTTTCAATAAATTTTTCCCCATAGCAACAAGGGCACTGCTTTTTACTCGCTGCGCTGCGGGCATAATCCTCAAAAGCGTACGAAGCCATAATGCGCATCACTACCGGTTTTATTTCTGCCGGGAGTTTTCTTAACGCCGCCACGCGATCACACCGACTGAGTGCATATTCTGTCAGCAATTCTGTTGCCCGCTCTCTGTCATTCATACTAATGCCCATTTTCCCAAGGAACGCAGAAAACCCCATCTCAGCCCGATTCTGTGTCATGCCCTGCGCGGCCATCACATCAGTGATACTCAGCGCATCTTTCGACGTTGAGGCCGATGCATCAGTCAGGCCGGGGGATTTTGGGGAGTAGTATTTCGGTAAATCTTCCAGTTTCATTTTTTGACCTGCCCTTCAAGCATTATGGGGTAAATCTTCACCCCCAGACGTCCACCAGATACTGGCTGAGCACGAACGATATTGATTTCATCAAACTGCTCATCGTCCATTAGCAACCCCGCATGCGTCAGCGCATCCAGCGGCGCTTTCAGAATATTGTCCAGGTCACGGCGGCGCTTATCCGGTGGTTCTGCAATAATTTTTATTGCCAACCTTCCGGACAGGCTTAATTTCAGCCGCTGCTGGCGAACAATAAGCGCCACTGCCCGGCGATAACGCTCCCCGGCTTTTGATACAAAATATGTGCTGCCACGACGACGCCAGTAAGTGTTCACCGTTGGCGGGTAAGGCAAAACAAATTCTATGCGTTCAGTCATTTATGCTTTCCACTTCAAAACACCCGAATTTCTCGCGTGCATTAAAAAACGAATCAGCAACAACAGCTGGCTGCCGTGTTTTTCTTCAAAATCTTTTACCCCGGCGTGTAGTTCGCTATGGCATTTACGGCACAGCGGAATAACAAACAAATCATCAGCCTTTGTTCCCATCCCTCCCAGTCCATGACCAATGATGTGATGCGGATCATCTGCCTGATTGCCACACGTCATGCATTTCTGCGTTTTTACCCAACGCGTGTATACAGGCATCTCTTCCCGTTGTGATTTCTGGCGCTGGAGATACTGAGCCGGTGACTCCGGATCAACGGCAATGCTGACCACCGTCTTTTCCTGTGGCGGGTTTTGCTGGTGGGCGTGAGGCAGCGGCGCAAGATTTTTTGTGCGCTGCTTCAGTATGCTGGTGGCGGTCTGCTCTCCCGGTACGATGTCGCTTTCACGGTACATTGAGCGGATTTTTTCCGCACGCAACCCCAGCGAACGACGTAATACCGCTTCCGGTAGCGCGTCCGCCACCTGATTGCGGACCGCCCACCAGGATAATTCAGCCAGCGATAATTCCCGTTCCTGCGAGCCATTCATTGCATGGCGTATGACGTCAATCATCCATGCAAACAGGTTTTGGTGAGCAAGTTGCCCGAGTGATTCGGAGGTCTGGTCGCGCAGCTGGTTGTCGCAGTGCCAGCACAACACCATTGCGCCGGTACCATAACGGTGAATGACGGTTTCACTGTGGTGATAATCGCCGTGTGGCCACTGGCAGGATTTAACATGGCGCAGTAACCAGTCAGACAATGCGCCAGCGCCACCAGCAGCACGAATCACTCGTTCGTCGCTGAAAAATGGCAGTAATGATTTATCCTCCGCCAGCGGCTGGCGAACGGCAGGAACGACCCCGGACGGCAGATTACGCATGCTTTTCGGTTCCGGCTCCACCAGTACCCGGGTATTGTGGAATACCGGCATGGATTCACGGCCCGGCTTAACGATCACCAGCCCGAGTTCCGGTACCAGAACAGGTCGAAGTAATACCCGCACGTTACCTCCAGATGCGTTGCTGGAATGTGCGGGACGGACGCGGTGGGCGTTCAGAGTAAGGAAGCCTGACGGAGATTATCCAGTGACGATAATCGAGGCTGAGGGCTTTCTTAATCTCGTATCCGCGTCTGCGGTAGTTATGAATTAGCCATTCGGCCTGTTCTTCAGTACATGGTGGGTGTTGGTACCAGTCGGTTTTAAATGCGTGTGAACGCCGCCCATGCCGGATGGCAAGGTCGGTATCAGAATTGTGAAATTTGGTTTTGTGCGCCATCTGTTTTCTCTGCTGGCGCAGCAGGTGTCAGGTGTTCAGGCTGACGTGCGAATTGTAAACCAGAATGCCAGAAAAAAACAAAACCCGCCGAACCGGGTTAAGTGCGGGTGCGTTGAGGATGCCTGACACATCAGAGGTGGCGAGGGATTTCTCCCCCGCCAGGTCTCTTACTCCTCAGGTTCGTAAGCTGTGAAGACAGCGACCTCCGTCTGGCCGGTTCGGAGTCGTACCTCGCAGAGGTCTTTCCTCGTTACCAGTGCCGTCACTATGACGGTTAAACAGATGACGATCAGGGCGATTAACATCGCCTTTTGCTGCTTCATAGCCTGCTTCCCCTTGCCTTTCGGCACGTAAGAGGCTAACCTACATTTGTGAGACATAGATTGGGCCTCAGATTAATGTTAAGCGTCTTGCAGGACGCGAAATGTTAACTGGGGCTTTTCTCTATCTGCCTTTCAGTGTTCATGCCTGAGACAGATAGCCTCAAGCACCCGCAGCCATTCTACTTAACTCACGTCACCTCGCCAATATGAAATCAATCAGAAAGGTGATCCATAAAATCACTCCTTCTCTTCTTTTCCGTAGTGGAGTTGGCCAATTTTGATAAGAGGGCGTCCCTGAGATTTGCGGTGTAGATTGGTATCGCGCAGAGAATACACACAGCCACAATATTCCTGCTGATAGAATTTTTCGCGCTTGCTGATTTCAATCATACGGGACGAGCCGCCCTGCTTGCGCCAGTTATAATCCCAGTACACCATACCCGGATAATGCGCAACAGCTCGCCGCCCACACTCGTTAACCTGCTGCATATTTTTCCAGCGTGAAATGCCCAGTGAACTGCTGATCACACTGAAACCATTTTCAGCAGCGTACAACGCTGTCCGCTCAAAACGCATGTCAAAACACATGGTACAACGGATCCCCCTCTCAGGCTCCCATTCCATTCCTTTGGCACGTTCAAACCAGTTGTCGGTGTCGTAATCAGCATCGATAAACGGCACGCCGTGTTGTTCAGCAAAGCGAATATTTTCATCCTTACGAATTAAATACTCTTTCTGAGGATGAATGTTCGGGTTGTAGAAAAAGATGGTGTAGTCGATTCCCGAGGCCTGAAGCGCCTCCATCACTTCACCGGAACATGGAGCACAGCAAGAGTGCAGTAGTAGTTTGTTTGCCCCGTTTGGGAGCTCCAATTTAGGCCGTTTGAAATCAGCAATAGTCATAAATATTTTTATTGGGGTCATGAAAATAGCACAGAGTGTAGCATCAGAGCAGGGCTATCGGGAATATATGTCTAAATCTGGTAATATCTGGTTTTGACGCAAAGCGGACAACCACGCTGGCTCTACCCTGCGCCATGAAAATGTCAATTCACATCTGAACTAATGCTCTTTAATCTAGTAACGTCTAAAATACCTAACATTTCCTTGATAAAATGCCAGTACACGCTGCATAGCTTCGCTCTTCCGGCACTCGCGACAGATTATATTCAGGCGCCTGTCGTAGCGGCGTATTTCGCCGTCTGGTAACGACCAGATAAGGTCCGGATCAACCACTGCAGGTTTCTTCACCTTTGCCCTTGAGAGTTTTTTGCGAGCATTTTGCCAGTCCTTACGCGCCTGTTCAGACGGGAATAACCCGTAACCAGAGTTGTATACATCGCCACTGGCAACCAGCTCTCTGGCGAGAACACTCATCAGATATCTTGTCGCACCTGTCTTGGCTTCCAGTTGCCGCAACGTCTCGCGACCGCTCAGACGTACAAGTTCAACAACCTGCCCTTTAATTTTTTCCCGCTCTTCTTGTGTAAATACTTTTGCCATAAGCGCCTCCGGCAATCACTTTTCCGATACAACACGGCGGGAAGAATCAGTAATCTGTCGAACAATATCCCGGTGCTTGTTCAGCTCCCGCAGCGCGGCGCAGACTCGCTCCCACTTCTGAACATCACTTTTCGCCCTGCGCAGCGCCAGGTTTGCCCTGCGAAGGGACGGAAAAATCAGCTCATCTGCTTGCGTTTCGGTAAACGATGGCAACGGCTGCACAATGTCCGCCACAGTTTCTGTTTTAATTTCTTCCTGTGTTGCGGCTTCCCGGACTGGTAACGCAGCACCTGCTGGCTGAGGAAAGGCCTTACCATCACTTTCCGTTACCAGCGCGGCTTTCGGCTCTGCTGGTAAATTATCGCCCGGCATGCAGTAACGAAATTTACCGTTCTGATTAACGCGTGCCAGCCGCCCCGTTGCGGTTACCACCGCCAGCGTGGAAGCAACCTTGCGAGTACTGACACCGAACTTACCCGCCAGTTCCTCACACGTTTTAGCCCCATCCTGACCGATAAACTCAATCATCATGTCTGCGGTAACTTTTTGTTCGACCTCCCCGGTCAGCATATCCTGTGCTTCAGATTTTACTGGCCGCTCTTCGGTTACCCGGGATTCACCTTCGCCAGCCAGAAACCAGGTGTGACCAGTTTTATCAACGACGCCTTTTCTTTTGAGTTCCCACAGCTCGTTGACAGCCTCTTCACGACTGATTCCAAGGCGAGCTGCCACCACATGTGAAGAGGCTTTTTTCAGTGCTTTCAGTGCGTCAGATACGGTTTCCATTAAAATTTCCTCCGGACAAAATTACTTCACAACCCTCATATTGCTGACATTTGGACGCCAGCTATCCCAGTTAAACGTCACCCATCGACCACCGTTCATGGTCATGCGGTCCATAATCCTCTCACCAAGAAGCGTACTCATTGCGGCATGATTCAGGTTTGTTAACATCCCGACACTGCACAGTGATGCTGTCCGGCGATCAATTATCTGGTGCAATACCACCTGCTCGTTTTTCGTCTCCCGCTGAACGCCTATTTCATCCAGGACCAGCAAATCAACCCCGCAAAGCTCCTGTAAAAATTTTTCCCCGGATTTGCCGTTGTCGTAGCTGTCATGCAACACGCTCATGACGTCAGACACGGTGACGATAATCACGCTGCGCCCCTTCACCATCAGCCGGTTGCCCATCGCCGCTGCAAGGTGATTTTTCCCGGTGCCGGTTTTACCGCTGAACACAAAATTCGTGCACCCGGTCATCAGTTCGTCAGCTATGGATTTGGCCTGGCTCAGCGCGTATTTTTGCCCGTCGTTCTGCACCTGATAATTTGCAAACGAGCATTTGCTGTGCAGAGGCTGGATGCCCGAACGATTCAGGATTTTTTCCACCCGCAACTGGCGATTCTGGCGGTTAATCTCCTCGCTGCGTTTTCGTCCTTCAGCAAGTTGCCATTCCCGCCACTCCTCCACCGTCCGGTACGGTGGAACCGACCCCTGTGGTGCAAGTCTGCGAATACGTTCAAGAACCCCAACTGCCGCAATGTTTTTCATGACACGTCACCCCCTGAATCCCGGCGGTATTTCAGTGTCCGGTTCAGAAATGTGATTCACGCAACGCTGCGCAGGCGAACGCCCCAGGCGGATAACCAGTTCATCCCATTTTTCCCGGAGTTTTGCCGGACTCATGATGTTTTTTACCCAGAACGAATCCCGCTGGAGACGCCCAAACATTTCACAAATTTGTCTGTGAGTTCTGCCATCCAGCATCCGCATTGTGCGAACGTCATTGGCCCATGCTGTCCAGTTGGGTTCTTTCGGTCTAGTGATCTCGCCATCATAGCTGGCCGCCTGCTCGTAAAGACTCACGATTCGTCCCCAGATCCACTGTGCGCACACCAAATCTTCCTGACTTCCCCACTGGCGTTTTTTCGCACTGAACACAACCGCGTCAGGGTGTCGGGTTAAAAAATCCTGTTCAGCCGTCTGCGGGTCCGGTTGCGAAGCGTCCGGACAAGAAGATCTTTTATCTGACGGATCAGGTTTTAATACTGACGGATCGGGGTCAATCATCGCCCCCCTAATCGGCAGTTTTTTATCAACAGTTGATCCATCAAAATTTGACGGGTCAACCGTTGAGGGGTCAATATTTGACGGGTCAACTGTTAACGGGTCATTTTTTGCCGGGCTAATTTTTCTTTTCGGTTTATATGACTCACGCGCCGCCGCCGCAGCTGCTTCGAGTTTTTCCACATTAAGCCGATAGATATTGCTTACATTACGCCCACCGACCTTACGCTCTTCCTTCGTCAGCCAGCCCTCTTTCGCCAGTTCTGCAATAGCCGATTTCACTGTGGATTCACTTCTTGCACCGATCTGACGCCGGATAGTTTCAATGGCAGGCCATGACACGCCCTCGTCATTGCTGTAGTCTGCAAGACGGGCCATAACCGCCACCCTGGATAAGATCATGCCGGTGAAGGCGCACCCTTCCCAGACAAGACCATGAAGCTTGCTGCTCATAAAACCCCCGAACACCGTGCTTTTAGTGCATCACCACAGCATTCCCTGCCGGGCCGCCGCGATTCATCTGGTCATACAAAACAACCGCTGACGCAACAAAATCATCGACATCCTTCACCAGCCGATCCCTCCGTTCGACGATCTCACGGTAATATTCAGAACTGTGGCTGCGCATACGGGCCACCAGCAAAGGCGGCATCGCCTTTTCGATCGCCGGTAACAGAGCCTGCATTTTTTCAACAGCATCAGGGGTGTCTTTCTCTACCCAGCGGAAAATTTTCTGGGTATTGCGAGCCAGGGCTTCCGGATGGCTGTCGTCATACAGTTCTGGGAACGTCATACCCAACTCAAAATAAGCCTGGGTTATTCCAGCTGCTGGAACTTTTTCGCCATCAGGACGCGCCCAGGCATTCATCGCCATGCGGATGTGTTCATGCTTGATTTTCATGAATCAAGCTCCTAGAAAGTGGTTGTGTTAACGTTTTGGTATCTTCCAGCTCGGGCCAAATATTCATCCAATCAAAAGGCCTTAGTTGCTGACGTGTAACTTCACCATTACTGGCTCGCTCAATAAGGACACATAACGATGCCCCTAACACTTGACCTTTACTCAATGCCTTTCTTAGATAACCGATGCTGGTACCACACTCGCATGCAAACATACGCTGTTCATCTGACGAAAGAGAATTGAGAAATATTCTTAATTCTTCCATAGCTACTCCTTAGTAAACACAGCAAAAGAATACCCACAGGTAAACAAAAGTCAATACCCACAGGTTGTTTACCTTGCGGTAATCGCATCTATTATTTACCTATGGACAAATATGAATTTAGACGACAGCAACTCATCAAAATTCGTGATGAGAAATGCGATGGTAAAGCGGTTAACGTGGCCAGAAAGATCGGGCGCGAGCCTTCTTATGTATCAAGAATGTTGTACCCAGAGGGGAAAAAGGGAAAAAAACGGATCGCTGATGATATGGTGGAGATTATCGAAGAGTCCTTTGGGTTACCCCGGGGATGGATGGATGGTATCGTTTCATCATCAACGAACACAGCCTCCAGTTATGAAACAAGGGTTCTAACGCCACGACAACGTATTTTTTTAGATCTCTTAGACGAACTGCCAGAAAGTGAAGCGGATAAATTATTAAAAACTCTTGAAGAGAAAAAACAGTATTACAATATGATCTACGAAGAAATCCGTAAAAAGAAAGCACAAAACGCATCATAGCTCACCAAACAACTAGTCACCAGTTAAGACACCGCAAAAATTTACCCATGGGTATTTACTTTTTAAATACCTATGGGTATCCTTCTTTTCATACCAACCCACCCCGCCCCACAGAATGCAGGGCAATACTTCGAGTTACCAGGCAGTGGTCAGGGGTTAAGTAGCCAGCCCGAGGCGTAAGAACATGACGGCAGGGTTCAACTTTAATAACTATGCAGCAGGTTTTTGTTCCGCTACCCCGGCGTTAAGGGGAAATGAGGTCAGCATGGATACTATCGATCTTGGCAACAGCGAATCTCTGGTATGTGGCGTGTTCCCCAACCAGGACGGTACGTTCACCGCGATGACGTATACCAGAAGCAAAACGTTTAAAACTGAAGCTGGCGCGCGTCGCTGGTTAACCAGAAACACTGACTGATGAGGTTGACGATGGAATTTAAAGATTTACCAGTACCATTCCAGGAAATGGCATCGAATGTGGTTCGCTCTCAACTGGCGACTCTTGACCTGAGTACCGTAGAAAAGGAAACCATCGATACTATATCCGGTAACGTGCGTCGTGCCTTTATAGGTCTGTATGAAGAGAAGCGCCTATTCGGCGGACAGAATTCGCCTGAAAACAAGAATCAAGCAAATGATGAGAAGCTGAAACACATTATCGCCTTACTTTTGGAAGACGCAAAACGTCTACAGCAACTGGAACCAAATGCAGGCACAGAGGCCCGCATTTGGATTGCCATGAAATCACTCAAATGTGAAAGCAGTGATTATTTCAAAACAACAATTAAAACTACTCAACTTTCGGGAGAGCTACTGAAGAAATTGCCATAAGAGCATAGTCTTTCTCTTGTTCTGCAAGATGAGCATTAATACCTGGTATGGTTTTTTCAAATTTATCTATCTGTTGAATAACAACTTCGCGGTATACGTTTGTTTTTGTACCACCAAGCGCAGCCGTTAATGCAGAAAGCATATTTAGTATCATATCAGTGCGATATGAAAGAATCCTGATAGCTTCATCTTGTTCTTCAATAATAGATTGCAGGGCCTCAATTTGCTTTTTATCCATTTCACCCTCCTGAGGGTTGGTAATTAAGGAGTTCTCCACGGGTCAGGTGGAGTGCGTGCGCCGGACACGGGTGAGCATCCGGCACTGACAGCTTACTGAAAGGATATGTCCCTGAAAAGTCAGGGCATAACGCGAAAGCGCACGGCGAAATTGGTCTCTCTGTACGGTGTCGTTAAATTTAGTTCGACCGTGCGCTTCCGGTTGTGGCACTCCGCGAAATGGCGCGGCGGTAAGTATGGCTGGGGTTTCCTCCATTGCTCCAGAAAATGCACCGGGTTGTCAGGTTGACCATACGCTTAAGTGACAACCCCGCTACAACGCCCTCTGTTATCAATTTTCTGGTGACATTTGGCGGTATCAGTTTTACTCCGTGACTGCTCTGCCGCCCTTTTTAAAGTGAATTTTGTGATGCGGTGAATGCGGCTATGCGCACGCGGAACAGTTAAAGCAGTAAGGCGGTATTTTACGGGCGTAACGAGCATCAACTAACCCGGCGTTAATTGTTAACTGGTTAACGTCACCTGGAGGCACCAGGCACTGCATCACAAAATTCATTGTTGAGGACGCGATAATGGAAACGTTATTACCAAACGTTAATACGTCTGAAGGTTGTTTTGATATTGGTGTTCTGCTCAGTAACCGGGAGTTTACTGAAGATGCCATTAATATGAGGAAATATGAGCCTTATCTGCTCAATGATAATTCCATACTTTCCCGAATTGCTCTTCTTGAACTTGGTATTTTCGGAGAACGTCAATGACTTCAGCATTTGCACTGATGATGACGGTTTTTCTTATAACGGGTGAATCACAGAATGTGATTACCGGAATTTATGCAAGTAAAGAATCCTGCCTCCAGGCAAGAGACGAGCAAAAAATTTCTGGTGAATGCCTCCCGCTAAAAAAAGTATCGCTGTACCTGAATAACGAAACACCGGCTGGATAACCCTCCAGCCATATTAACACCATACCAACGGATTAAAAATGCCAGCAATGGCAGGGATTCGTTCACCCTGAAATCTGTAATGAGGTTAAAACAAAATGAGTAAGGTCTTTATTTGCGCTGCTATTCCTGATGAACAGGCCATAAAAGAAGATAGCGCTGTTGCGGTGGCCACTGCCATTGAAGCTGGTGATGAGCGTCGCGCACGCGCAAAATTTCATTGGCAATTTCTGGAGCAATTCCCTGCAGCTCAGGACTGCGCTTATAAATTTATTGTCTGTGAGGATAAACCCGGCATACCCCGCCCTGCCCTCGATTCCTGGGATGCTGAATATATGCAGGAAAACCGCTGGGATGAGGAGTCTGCTTCCTTTGTCCCGGTTGAGACTGAATCAGATCCGATGAACGTCACTTTTGACAAGCTGGCCCCTGAAGTACAGAACGCTGTCATGGTTAAGTTCGACACATGTGAAAACATC